AAACACTATGACAGTGGCTGGGTATAGCACCAAGGAGTCAAGGTGTAGAAGATATCTGTCGAAACCTCAACTATGGATCGTCTGGTCAGATATCTTCGTAAATAAAATATGCTCTCGGTTTTGCGAAACATATTTTATTTACTTCGAATATGAAGTAGGGAGGAGCTGTATGAGCTTAGATAAGACAATAAATGTAATCGAACAGCTTGGCAATGGTGTCAAGAAAGAAATCGTGACAGACAAGAACGGTAAAGTAATGTTTGTTGCATTAACACTAGGAGGTAATGATGAAACTACTAACGAAAGCACAACGCATGAAGATGATTAAGAACCATCAACAACAAGATGGTACTAAAGAATTTGATGGTGTTGTAAAACTATTCAATCCAGTAGGGTTAGGTACTTGGTATCTATCTGAATTAGATCCAGATACTAACATAGCATGGGGTGTATGTTCTATCACTGACGCAGAGTATGGTTCTGTAAGTATAGATGAGATAGAAGAAACATCTGTTGGTATGGGACTAAAAATTGAAAGAGATAAATTCTGGAAGCCTTGTAGCTTACGCGAATGTTTAGATATAGAAAAAGAAAAAGGCTTATGAAAATACATAGACTACTCTATGTAAAATGGCAAGGTATAGATATGAGATGCACACTTGAGCAAGTCAAATCTATACCTAAGTCAGATATTTATGTAGACATTCGTGCTGTTGATTGGAGTGCAACTGGTATTGAGCATTGCGGTTGTATCGTACATGAACATTTACCAGATGTAATACAAGCAACGATAAGTCCAAAAGATACAAGCTTACAGTTTAGGAGTGCTATACCTCATAGACATAAAGACATTTGGAGTTATCATAAACTAAGCATGAGAGATGAATGGACTGGTTGTGTCCTGAAACTTATTGATAAGATTGCTTACTCTAACATTCAACAACACAAATTATTTTAATACTGTAAATCCAAGACGTAAGGTACTAGTGCTTGGCATGTTGGGGTAGATAGATAAATACTAGGGTGTACGATTAGTTCTGCTAGTCAATTTCTATCTATCCTTAATGAATTCTATACATGGTGTATAGATATAATCGTGCCTGTTTATTATGGTTTGAGATGGGCAGGCACAAC